AATTCAAGGCGGACTTCAAGTTGTGAGCCTGCGTACCCGGAATCCAGCTGGTCAGGCCGGTGGTCATGCCCGCGCCGCCAGCAAAGCCGATAGCTTGGTCAAGGTTGGTCTGCGCTTCGTTGAACCGAATTTCGTTGTTATCGAACGCCAAGCGCGCCTTGCCGATTTCCTGGTTGACGGTGCGTTGGGCGTCCTTGGCTTTTTGATCCTGCGGCGAGCCGGAGACGGTGTGCGCTTCGACCATGCCGGTGTGACGATTGATCGTGTACTGCACACCGGGCTGCGCCTTCGGCAGCGACGACGTGGGAACGCTGACCATAATCCGCGGGTCGTCGCTGGCCGGCACTTGTGACATACCTTTGGCGCCGACGCCGTAGCCCAGTGTCGCTGCCAGGCTGTCCAGATAGTCCGGCTTGAGCTTGAGCGCCTTACCAACAACGTCAGCATGCGCTGGGTCCATAAGACCCATTTTGATCAGCGACGGGGCGAGATTTGTGTACGTGGCATTGACGTCTCCGCCGGTGTCGCGAACGCTGATAAGGCTGTTCACAATGCGTCCAATAACAGCATTTTTCTGTTCTGACAGCGCGAACTTTGAAGCTTCTGTGCCGACGCGCGTGGCAGCTGTGCTGGCCTTCGTGCTGTCAAGCGTAGCGTCTGCCTGCTTCTGCTCGGCGCCGAATTTAAGCGGCTGCTCGCGTGTGGTCTCCCTTGCCTGCGTGATTTTCTCAGGGTTGAGCGCGGCGTTGAGGGCGTTGGTCTGTCCCTTGCCCGTGTTATCCAGCTGCGTGCCCGTAAGCGTGGCGCTGGCCTGGTCGATAGCAATGGGGTTGGTCTTTTCGCGCTGACCATACTCCTGCATTTTGAGCGCGGCGTCGGGGTCGCCGGCGATCGGGCCGTAGACCTTTGTCAGCGCGTTGGTCGCCATGGTCTTACGCAGGTTCGCAAACAGTGCCCCTGCTGCAGCCTGGCTGTCTGACATTGCGCGATTGACGTCGAATGATTCAGCCACGTCACACCCCCTAATACTTGATTTCATTGCTGGTGGACTTACCGCCTGAGTTGCTGCTGCCGGACCCCTGCATGAGATAGGGCAGAGCGTTGCTCATAAGGCCTGTGATATTGCTGATGCCCGACGCTGACGTGTTGCCACCGGCCTGGATGTAACTGGCCGCAGTACTTCCCGCACCCGTTCCGGCGTTGCCCACTGTCTTGACAGCGTCGATACCTGCAGCCGCCTGACTGGCGTAGCCAGTTGCCAAGTTGCTGCGGCCGTTGGCAACGGCGCCCAGGCTGTTCAGGTAGTTGGTGAAATATTCGCCGCCCAGGTTCTGCCCATATTTGGTGAGCGCTTTACCTGTCGCGCCGCTGTTCAGAAGGCCCTTTGAGGCCATATTGCCAGTTATCGCGCGCGAGCCACTGTCCAGCCGCGACTTGTAGCCGGTGCTGTCAAGGTAGTTGCTGTACGCCGTATTGGCGGCCGCAGAGTTGGGCCCGCCAGTGAGCAGGGCATCCATTGCGTCCAGCGCGCTGGCTTCACCGCTCAGGGCCCTTGACTGCTCTGGGATTGCGGACAGTCCGGCGTCTTGTTCGGCTTTGATCGTCTGCGCGCCGCCGCCGCTCGTCAGATAATTGTAACCTGTCAGCGACTGCTTGGCCGCCGATTTTGAGGCACCGGCGGATTCCGACGATGACATATACGACCCGAGTGCGCTTATCGCGGCGACGCCAATGGTAACGCATGCCATGGCTTATTCTCCAATCCAGAGGCTGAATTCATGTTTCGTCGGCTTGGCGTGGCGGCGCATAAAGAACACGCCGGCGCGAGCGCCACGGCCGTGCAGCCTGTGGTGCATGTTGATATTTTTAACACCCAACTTCTTGAGCTCGAGCACGGAGCGGTCCCAAATGACGCTGCCAAGTCCGCGGTGTTCGGGGCTGGCGTACCAGGGGCCCATGTCTGCGATGGTCAGGCCCTTGCACTCTGCGTCAGGACCAACGGTCCAGAACACATAAGCGGCCAGCTGCCCGGCCACGCGCGCAGTGTAAATGTGAAGGGCGCCGACGTCTTCCACAGCCTGCAGCAGATCGCGGTCTAGATCGTAGTGCCGGTTCGGCTCGTCCACGCCGGTAACTTCTGCAAAGTGTGCGCGTCCCAGGACATAAAGCTGGTCCCAGATCGCTGACAGCGGCTCTTGCGCAAAGGCGTACTCAGCCATTTTGAGCCTCCACCAGCTGCGCGAGCTCTGCTTTCAGCTTCGTCAGGCTTACCTTGTTGTCGATAAGCGTCTGCACCCAGGCCTTGCGCTCCACTTGAATATTGAGCCGCGCCATGTGGTCCCAACGACCCGCAGGGCAGGGGTTGCCAGTCAGGTGTGCGTAGATGCCTTCGCAGACGTGCTGCTCCTGCAGCGCTTCGTAGGCGACCACAGGCACCTTGTTGACGGCGGCGAATTTATCAAGCATGGCCGCGCGTGCGTAAATCTCTGCTGTGTCGACGCGCTGGCCCAGCATGTAGCGCAGGCTGTCGATCACTTCGGACGTGTCGCGACGGATGACGAGAAACTGCGTTTCGGGGAGCCAGGAATTCAGCAGCGGGGCTGCCAACATGGCGCCCGTTTCGCAACTGCCGGCGACCGTTGCCCACGCCGCGCGCACTTCTGCGGTGCTAGAGCACAGCGCTGCCATATCGTGCCCGCACGCAGCATCAGGCCGGGTCAGAAAAGCTGACAGCCACGCCGATCGCGAGCGAGGGAGAGATAATACAAGGAACTTCGGATTGCCCACGGCGCCGCTCCACGAGACGTGCGATTAGTGCCAAGGGAGCGCGGCGAAGCCACGGGGCATTGCGTGCAGTATTAGCCCCGTGGCGCAGTAATGTAAAGTCGCAGCTTGGCGCCTTATTTGAACATCAAAGCGACGACTGTGTACGCCGTGCCTGGTGTGACGAGCGTATAGTCACTTGAGGCGTTCACCTGATCGGCCTCAAGCACGGCGGACTTGTACCAAGGGGCCACGCCGACGCCGTTGCCAGTGCCATAGTTGATTGCCACGTTGTTGTATTCCGTGACGAGAATCAGATCAGTTTTATCCCACGGGAAGGTCAATTCATCGCTGGTTGTCCGCACGCTGGATCCGGCCGATACGCTGCCGCTTCCGCTGAACAAGTACTGATAGGCAGTGCCTGTTCCGTCGTAGGTGTCTCCAGAACTTGCCGCCTTTTCAATATAGCAGCGCGTCACATTACCCTGCACTGTGATCTGGGACTTGGTCACTGTGCCGGCCGGAATTCCGGTCATGTTTGCAGCGTACAGCCGCTGCCGGATGGTCAGCGTCGATGCACCAAGTACCGTTGCGGCCGTGAAGGTAGCAACAGTGGCATATGCCACCGTGGCAGTGCCGGTGACCACGGCCGAAACCGCGCCGGTGCCTGTCGTGGAGATACCGGACACCCTGAAATCAACCTGATCGCCAGCGGTCAGGCCGGTAATCGTTGCTGACGTGGCCGGGCTGCGCGAATGAGATTGCGTCAGCCACGTTCCGCTGGCATGCATTTTATATTCCCTAAGGAAATCATAGGGTATTGCGCCTGTAGCGCCGGGCGCCCAGCCGAACGTGATAGAGGTAGATGTGGAGCTTGTGACCGTTGGCGCCACTGGCTGACTGGGCAGGGCTGTGCTCGTTGACAGCCCATCGTGCTGCGCCACGTAGGCTTTCTCAGCGCCATTTATGCGCTGCGACGGGGCAGTGTAGTGAATCGCACTTCCTGACCCAGTGTCGCCCGCCCAATAGGCACATTTCAAAATCCGCGTCGGCGTGTTTGCGTGAACAGCGGAGATGGCTGTGTACGCTCCGCCCTGAGCGGCGACATAGCCCGGAACCATCTGGCCCAGCACAAACCACGACGTTGACGCTCCCGTGATCGCAGCCCTAAAGCCTGCAATCATTGTGTCAAGGTGGTAAGCATAGTCGCCGCCGGCCATGCCGTTTGAAGCGTCGTTTTCTCCTTGATGCCAAAGAATTCCCACAAAGATGCTTCCAGCCGGCGAAGCTGCCATTGCAGCGTTTGCCGCTGCCACGGCGGCGTTATAAAGATCATCGCCGGGATTCCACCGGTTCGCGTAGAAGCTCGTGCCCTGCGTCGCTTGCGGGACCAGGAGGACGGACACGTTGGCCGGCTGGTGCTTGATATATTCATTGGCGAACGCCACCGCGAAGCCGATCGTGCCGCCCGTGAAGCCGCCCGTGTCAGGATGCCGAAGCGGCTCATTGGCTGCAATGATGGTGCCCGCCGCCGGGCCCGACGCAGCATATTGCAGGACGCGCGCGTTGCCGTAGTCCGTTGGGTACAGCGCCGGCGAACCGTAGCCCTCCATGTTGGACTGACCAGCCAGCAGGATGACATGGTATATGGGCGCAGTGCCGGCGTTCTCAGCCACATAGGCCTTGACCGCGCCGGCGTTGGGCACGTCGGCGTCAACAGGCAGTGTCGCGTTTGAGGTAACCGCGGGCCCCACCTTGAGAAGTTTACCGTCTGTCCCATCGTAGGCCGCAAGTTTGCCGTCTACTGCGCTGGCAGGACCGATGACGTCGCCCGTGCCGGATCCTGACGCGCCTGTTGCACCGGTGTCACCTTTGTCACCTTTTGGCCCGGTATCTCCGGCGTCGCCTTTTGGCCCGGTTGGGCCGGGAACAGTAGACGCAGCACCCTGCGGTCCTTGCTCGCCCTGCGGCCCAACAAGCGAGAAACGAACGGGCCAAGTGCCGGCGTCTTTCGGGCCATAGAGAAAGTGCGTTGTCGTGTTGATGTACCAGTCATTGTCACTACCGACGCCGCTAGCCGGCACTGTGGTGCCGTCCAAAATTGACGAGCCTGCCGGCCCTGGCGGCCCAACGAGAGAATCACTCAGCCAAGCTTCAACAATGGGGCGTACGCCGGCGGCGAGCGCCGCGCCCGGCGACGTCGCATGCACCTCATAAGGCGCTTCAATAGCGTCGTCTCCAGGCCAGGCGTAAGCCAGCAAAAAGTGTGTATTGTCGGTAGGGTCTGCCGCCACGCGAACGTTAAGGCCCTGTAAATTGAGCATGTCGTTTGCATGCACAGCGCCGCGGAAATGGCTTCCAAAGCCAACAACGGTGGTTTCGCCATGCAACACTGTCACTGTGCTGCTATCTGTCGCCGTGCCGTAGAATGTTGCTAACGCCATGACACACCTCAAGTAAGAACATCAGCACTTTTGCCGGGTAATGACAATGCTGGCGTTGTCAATCCATACGTCGTGATCTTGCGCGTACACCACGGGCCAGAAGGCGGACGAAGATGCAGCCACAAACGCTTCAACCGTAAAGTGCATCCCGGTATCTGTGTTGGTAAGTCCAAGCTTCATAGCCGCGGGCTGTAAGTACGTAGTCGGCCCTGCGCCCGTTGCGCCCACCATTATGTCCGGGGTTATATGCGTAAGACCGGCCGAAGTTGAGCGCCACACACCAGAAAACGTCACAATGCAGTTATAACCATTCGTGGGGATGCCATTAAGCAAGGTGCTGCCTGCCGGCAGGAACGCCTGCACGTCATTTTGATGTATCTTGAAACTGGTAATCGCGAACAGGTCTGAGCCGTCGCGGACGCCTACTTTCCACGCGCTCGTGCCGCTGGTGTGATCAGAAGCACCGGTGTAGGTGGCTCCCAAGAGATCATATGTCAGCAAATCTGTGGCAGCGTCAGTCGCAAGCTTATTGGTTATAATCGCATGGTCCGCAATCAATGTGCCAACGTTCAGCGTGCCTATAATGGCGCTGGCCGCAACAAGCGCGTTCACGTAGAGCGTGCTGCCTGAGTAGACGAACGCCTGCGTGTAGTTGGTCCCGTTGGTGATCAAAAACCGCGTGCAATCGAATATCCATTCTGACGTGCCGTCCGAACGCGCGCTTAGGAATCCGCTAGCGCTGGCCGGTGCTCCGCCAGGCAGTGCTGATACATAAAACCCTATTGTGGCAGCGGCGCCGTCTAGGGCGGACACGGCCTGCATGCGAAATGTTGCGTTTGCACTGACGCTCCCAACCGCAGTATTGAGGCTTGTTATTGCATTGCTGGCGGCTGTGTTGTTGTTGGTGACCTGTGTCTGCAGACCGCCTAGCGCCGTCGCCACCGCGTTCGCGCCGGTGTAGCCATTCAACGCGCTGGCCAAATTCGTGACGTTTGTTGAAGTGGTTGTTATCAGCCCATTGGCCACGGTCAGCGATAGCTGCAGGGCATTGAAGCCCGACGATACCGCGCCAACGCCGGTGTAGCCGTTCAGGGCCAACGCCAGCTGTGTCACGTCAGTGACCAGCGTAGTTGTGGTTCCGGCAACCACGCCTATGGCCTGCGTATATTCTGCGGTGATCGTACCGTACTGGTCTGCGATCGTCTGCCGCGTGGTCTTAATGTCGCCGGCCGCGCCGATCAGGCTCTGCACGGCGCTTTCGGACAGCGAGCGCATTTCGTCGGTAAGCTCGCGTGCATTCTGCCCAACAAAGTCATTGAGCCGGTCAAGTTCTTCTCGCAAGTTTATGGCGTCCAGCGTGGCACGACGCAGCCGCTCAGCAAGTGAACCTTCGTCAACAGCTGGGCGCAGAGCAGCTATCTGTTTTGCAGTGTCCGCGAGCGTGGAGCGCAGCCCGACAATGTCCTCCGTAGTGCTGGTTTTGGTTTGTGCAAGTAGTGCCGTAAGCATCTGCCATTGCCGGCTGAACTCAGCCGTAGGGCGCCCGCTGGCGTCTGTTATGACAGCGTCCCTTGAGAGCGGGCCGGGCACGGTATCCATGTCAGCCCCCCTGCGCCGGCGGGGGGTCATCCGTCAGCACCGTAACGCCGTCGATACGTTTCAGCCCACCGGTGCTGCTGAGCTCATAGAGTCGACCCGGCATGCAGAAGGATCCGAGCGCGCGGTAGGTTAAGTCCTGCTTGTAGGCCCCACTGGTCAGCGAGATAGTGCGTGCGGTGCTCCACGTGGCGCCGGCGTTATCGCTCCAGCGCAAGGTAAGCGCCGCCGGCGTCTCCAGCAGAGTGCCTCTTGATCCTGCAACGCGCAGAAAATAATGCGTCTGAAAATTCAGCCCACTGTGCGGCTGCAGCGCATTCAGCAGCCAAGTGACGCTGAGCGTGCCTTGGTCTTTCAGCTGTGAAGGATCCAACTTCCACAGTTTCGACGCACCGGCAGAGTCATAACCAACAGCGGCGCTGTTCCACATAAGTCCGCCGGTAATGTCCCAATTCGAGCCGTACCCGGCGGTTGAAAAGGCTGACCACTGTTTGTTGTCAAGGTTGTAAACGGCCGTGCCAAGCGTAGGAATGTTCAGCGCGTAAAACTGGTGGCCATCAAAAGAGAATGCCCACGCCGAAAATGTGCCAGCTCCGATGCCTGTGCGAATTTTCTCATTTATTCCTGGGTAGCTGATCGGCTCCAGGGCGCCGGCGAGCTCATATGCCACGGAGTCGGTGCCCACCATGAAAATGGCGTTGCCCACCTTCACGGGTGTTCCAGCCACCACACCGTGTGACAAAACGCGGCCTGTAATCGGCGCAAAAGGTGCGTCTATGCTGCCTGTGGGATACCATGGCTCACATGAAGCCTGGCCCATAAGCCAAAGCGTGTCCCCAACGGCGACAGCTGCCACAAGGTAGTCTGGCTCTGTTTCAGCCTCCATGAAGTCAAGCCCCTGCACACACCGTTCGCCGGGCTGGATGAAATATATTCGCTGACTGTTCTGCGTCAGCAGAATCACAAACGAACTCATAACCGCGACGTGCGCCGTGAAGATGCCGGCCGTCGCCATTGTCTTGTCAGGGTCCGCGCTGTCGTCGGCCGACATAGGTACCTGTGAGAGCGCGTGGCTGCCTCCGCCGGTCAGTGTGGCGTGTTCCCAAGCCACGACAGGCGTGCCGCCGCCGGTGAGCGTGGCGGCGCTCCATGACAGCAGCGAGACAGCTGTTCCGCCGTGTAAGTGGCTGTTGCTCAGCATTACGGCGGCGTTGTTGGCGCTGAGGCCGATGCTGTTGCCAGAAAGCCCGCCTACCTTTGCAACAAGGTTGATTGACGTGAGCTTGCCTGTGTAATCTCCGCTCACAAACACATCAGGATGCGCGCGCACAAGCGCGTGATACTGCCCGCCCGGTATACCGGTCAGGTTGATTGCGTCGGCCAGGTTGCGCAGGCTGTCCGAATTCGTATCGCCCAGCAGCACAATATAGGGGTGCCCGTCTGAGCCGTCTGACCTGAAATCCGTGAGGTGGTCTGCGAAGGACCAGCGGTAACAAATCCCGCCGATCGTGACGCGAATTCCGTTTGTAATTGTCAAATCGTCGGCGTTGCTCAGACCAACAGAGCCATACGCCCGCGGCTGACCACCAGTTAGCGACAACGCCACTGCTGAACCGGTGACTCCCATCCGTGCCCACACCTTGACGGCGGTGGCTGACACGTCGGCGTCATTGAGCGTGACGGACTGGTTTCGCAGCGTAAGCCGCGCTGTATAGGTTTTGCCGGGAGCGCCGGAAAGGTTAAGTGCATGATACAGGTTCCTAAAGGCATCCTCATCACAGGTGCCCCAGTTGACGAGCCACGGGCTCCATTCTTCGCCTGTTGACGACGTGTCGCTGGCAAGGCCCGCACTGTCAGTCCAGGCGTAATAAGTTCCGCCGATGCCAACAACGGCGGAGCCGAAAGCAAGAAGCGTCCCGGTCGAAGCATTTTGAAGTAAACCTGAGTCCTTCGACAGGCCGCCCACCAGCTGCGTCAGAAGCGCATTGGCGCCGACGCCAGAGTCGTTCGCGCGAACGACAAGGGCGTTTGTAGCAAGGTCTGTGTAGTGTGTGCTTTCGATCACATGCACAGTGGGATGCGGTGCAACTATTTGCAGCGTGTAGGTCGTGCCGCGGATCCCAGTGTTGTTTATTGCCTGCGCCATATGCAGCAAGCTGTCAGCGTCTGACGTGCCAACTGCAACGGGGAAGGGCGCTGCCACGGTGCCGTCTGAAACAGTGTCTGCAGCCACCGTGTCTAATTCTGCCCAGGCATAATAGACACCAGCAACGTTCAGGAGTGTTGTTCCAAATGTTGACGCGACGCCGGTGCCCGCCACTGTTAGGCGGCCGGCAGCTTTGGATTCACCTTCATAAAGCTGCAGCACGCCGCCGGCGGAGATAAACAAGTGCTCATAGCCGGCGCCTACAACGCAGTCCGCCGAAACAGCGGTGGTGGTTGCGATGCTGCCCGTAATTGCCGTGTCGACGCCAAGCGCAGAACGCCTATACAGCGCGCCGCCATACACCACGAACAGGTCACCGCCGAAGGCGCCGGGCTTGCTGATCATAAACCGCGGTGCGGCGCCGGGCCCGGTAGCCAGCAGCGACGTGCGCGGCCGCACCACAAGCGAGAAATTCGAGCCTGTTTCGGGATTAATTTCGGCGAATAGATTTTGCAGCTTGAGCTCTGGCAGACCAGCAAAGTTGCGTTGCCACAGGGAGCCGCCGACAGCTAGCTGTTTCTCGCCCATTACAACCTCCCGATGCGATCAGCGCCGAATGTCACGACACCTTTCTGCCGGTAGGTTGTGCGCAGCTGCGTCAGCGCGTCCTTGTACAGCTTCCACTGCACTATGCTTAGTGTTTTGCCGTAGCGCGGACACAGGCGATTTGCCAGTCCAAGAATAAACACGTCGTCTTGCTCGCGCGGAAACTGCAGCTCATCTGTCAGGGCCAAGTCTGTCATAACCAGCCAGCGACCAAGGTCAGCCCTGTAGAGCCACTCACAAGCCGTCACAGGGGCTGTAAGCGTCGCCGTTGCAGTGGTGCCAATAAGCCGGCCGTTGCCGTTCAGGGTCAGCACGGCCCCGTCAGCGCCGGCGCATCCTGCACCGCTACCTTGCACCACTGCCATGCGGCTGCCGTCGTCGGGGGTTTCCGGGAAGTACACCGTGTCAGTGACGCTGCCGAACACAATTCGGCTGTTTTTCGGCGGGTAGCGCCACACGTCCTGCGGCATGTTGTTGGCCAGCGGCTGCTGCGGATAATTGGCCGCCACGCTCGCGGTACGCTGGGGCGCCGGTACAAGCCAGTCACGCAACATTTCGCCTATGTCAGATCCCAGCATGCCAAGAATGAGTGAATTCAGGCGAGCGAGCGCCTCGGTCTGCTCTGCCGCGTCCGGCGAAGCACCAACCCCGATAAGGTTGGCCTCTCTGTAAGCTGACTGAATGATGCTGCTCGCCTGTGTCATGGCGTTATTCCTTGGTGACGAGTGCCAGCAAAGCCCTGCCGTCAGCATCGGGTGCAAAGGCGATATTGCGCCCTGTTAGGACGTTACGCAATGCCTCGCACAGCTTGGCGTAAAGTTTTGAAGTGCTGACGCTTTGATGGAACGTTACGCCGCCGGCCGTCAGCGCCGCGGTGATTTCGTCGCGGGTCATAATGGCGGGTGCGGGGGTGTCGTCATGCGCGGGCGCTGCAGCAACCGGGCCGTCATGCGCGGGATGGTGATCAAGCCAACCGTCGGGCAAATCTTCGGCTGTGACAATGACGCGCGACTCTCCCGTGCTTGGGTCCCAGCGCCAGCCGGGGTATTTTGTCGAGACAGGCGAATCTTTCGAGAAATCAGACATCAAAGCCTCCTTGTAAAAGAGGCGGCCGCCGATCAATCAGCGCCGCCCCGTTGCACTTCTGCGCGGCAAATTTAGCTGTTGCCGCCCAAGTCAATGTAATCGACGTCGATTGTGCCTGAGACGGTCAAGGTGGCATCTGTTGCCGCCTGGGTCGCTCCGCCAACGTTCAGATAAAGCTTGTTCGACGCGCCGGCGGCGATTTCCCGCACGGTGGCCGTGGTGCTGCGCACTGGCCCGTTCTTGGCGGCTGCGGCTGTCAACGTGCCTGCGAGAGCCACCTTATCCACGGTGTCAATCATGGTCGTGGCCAGTGTCGCGTTGGAAGCCGCAGCGGAGCCGATACCGACACTGGGCGTTGAGGCGGCGAGATAACCGGCGCCGTCCTTGACACACGAAAGGTTCATGCGCGCGTTGACGACGGTAATGCCGCGATTTGCCCACGTCAGAACTGCCAAGCTGCCATAGCCGTCGCCATTTGCGACTGCCACAACAGCGCCGGTAAGCGTCAGGCGCATGCGCTGTACGGCCTGGGGCTTGATACTTGTGACAGCAACACCTGATCCGGCGGTGTTGGCTGTCAAGGCCAGCATGTCGTCAGGCAGATTGCTGTCCACTTTGTTTTTGAAGGTGTCATCGTCGCGGGGTTCTGCGACCTGTGCACCGCCGATTTTTTGGAATCCGAAACGGGTGGTTTGGTTTGTCAGGTCAGTCATGCGAGTCACTCCAGAGATTCGGAAAAGAGGAAAAGGCGGCCAGTTGCCCAGCCGCCTTAATCCAAGCCCGGCTTAGGTGTTCGGGCCAATCAACCGAGTACCCAGGAAGGGCTCCATGAGCTCGGCGCCGTAGATCATGTCCCAACGATGGACATGCGCACCGGTGGTGATATCCGAACCGCGCCAGTAGCGGATCGAGATACCGGTCTCCGGGTCCGTGGCGAAGCTCGAGACGCCCGTAAACGGCGTCTGCAACTGGGCAGACACGAGCGCAATAGCCTGCTTGGCGAACACAGAGCGCACTTGCAGCGCCGTGCTCGCGGCGCCGGCGAACTGCACGTAAGCAGAGTCGGCGGGCGCGGCGGAGACAGTGCCGAACGCGCTGTTACCGTAGGTATTGACGCCGTCGTTGGTGCCCTGAACGACAATCGGCGGGCTGATCGTGACCGTAACGGCTCCGCCGGCAGTCGACGTGCTGTCATTCGCGGCGCCGGTGCTGTCACCAACGATCGTGAACTGCTGCAGGTAGGGCAGGGCGACCTGATTGCGCCAATCCCAGGAGTAGCATCCGGCGATCGTGAAGGTTTCGCCCACCTTGTAGGTCAGTGCATTGCCGCCCGTCTTGAGTACCAGCGTCTGCTTGTTGGTGTCCTTGACCGCGCGGTAATTCACTGCCTGGTTGGCGCCGTCGATTTGTGCGCCGGTGCTCGCGCCATCGCCTTGCACGCGGGTACCGCACTTGAACGACGGGCATTGCTGCGTCGCGTACCAGTTCACTTCCGAAATCATCGGAACACGCTTCCGCAACAGCGCAGGGGCGTTTTCGGACTGAATGTTGCTGGTCGCCAGCGAGCCGCGGACAAGCTCCGCGTCATTGTCAGTGATAACGCCGTTGAGGCTGCCATCCGGGGCACCCATTTCGCTGAGGCGGGTCGGCGCGGACATGCAGGCTGCGGAGGTGGTGCAGCCTTTGGTCAGAAGGGTGGCGTTGACGCCGCCGGTAGCATTGCCGCCGGATACGAACGAGTGGAAGCCCAGAGTCTTGCCCATGAGGAAATTGTCCACGTCGCTTGCCAACGTGTTGGCGGCAGCCTTCATGGTTTCGGATTTCATCAGAGCGTTGAAGCTGGTGACCGACTCCAGATCACTGATGGACAAATGCACGTTACGATAGCGCGTAACGGACACATTCTTGGATCCGGTCAGCAAATCCTGCGCCTTGAGCGCGGGACCGTCGGTCGCGACGAAGCGGGGCGGCCGCTTGACGCTGATCGACAGACCGTTGTTGTCGGTCACTTGGTTCTTGTACTCGCCATTGACAAGGCGGCCTGCAACCAAGCGGTTTTTGAACTGCAGGAGCATGACGTTTGCATACACCTGCGCATTGAGAAAGACATTTGCCATAACGGCGAACTCCGGTTATGCCGTCACTTGTTCGTCTCGTTCCACATCGCTTCCACAGCGGAGAAATCGGTAGACGCCCCAGTGACGACTTTGTTGCCACCTGACCCGCGCGCGACATGAATCGGCGTGGGAGCCTTGCTCGTCTTGACTACCGGGGCCTGCTTGGCCGGCTCTGCCGGCAGCTTGGGCTTTTTGGTAGTTGCACCCGACGGGGGCGAGAATTGCGCCTCTAGGCGCCCGAAGGCGGCGGCTTGCTCCAGCGGAGTCTTGCCGAAAAGTTCGCGGCTCAACTTCGGGTGAGTCGCGAGGTGGTACGCAATTTCAGGGCCGACTTTTGACCCAAAAATCAACTTGCCCATGTCGTCCGACATGACCCAAGTCAGGTCTTTGGCGCCCTGTACGACGACTTCCTCGAAATCGTCGAAACGCTTGGTGCCTTGTTCGTGGAACTCGGCACCCTTCGCCTGAAACTCGGACGCATCTTGTTCCGCCGCTTCAGACTGTCTGGACTGCGCCGCTCGCTCGCGCTCCGCCTTGATTTCCTGGCGGGTTTCGTAGCGTGACAACGCCCTGATATAACCTGCGTCCAGTTCCCCGAATTCGAACTCTTTGGGATCGGGCGCAGTGTCACTGTTTTGCACCTTAGCGCTTTTTTCGGCGCCTGGCAAGCGCTGCTCTATTGCGTCAAGGCGCCGCTGTAGCTCAGTGACGGTTCCCTCTGCAACGGCAGCACGCCGCTCTGCGTCGCCGGCCATGCGCCGGAAATGGTTGATGCGCGCCTGCACAGCCTTCGCGGGCTTGGCGGCCTTGGTGGGCTTTTCAGCTTCAGGGTCTGCCTCTTCGTCGGTTTCTTCCGTGGCGGCTTCGGCGTCCGACTCTTCGTCGGTTTCTTCCGGGTCAGTCTCGGCGTCCGCCTCTTCGTCGGACTCCTCTGCGATCGCCTCTTGTGCGGCCTTACTGGGCTGCTTGCCGGCGCGGCGCGCAGCGTCGGCGGCCAGCGCTGCGGCCTCTTCTGCCGTCTGCTCGCCGTCATACGGCACGCCGTCTTTGAATGAGCCAGTGGCGAAGTGTGACGCCTGCTGCTCGTCTGTTTCGACGGCGGCTGCGGGGATTGTTGTGGCAGCTGCGGGCTGGCCTTTTCCTGACATGTGGCGTCTCCTGGGTTAGTTGCCTGTTGCGGCGCGGATAGCTTCAACCGAGCCGCGCAGTTCTCTGTCTGAAGCCTTCGACGCTGTGTCTACCTGCTTCATGGTGGTGTTGACGGGCACTGCATCGGCCTGCGCGTTGTAGGAACGTGCGCGCGCCGAGTTCATGGCCGTTTCTGATTGCGTCTTTTGGTAATCTGCGATTGCCAAAAGCAGCTGCTGTTGTGCAGTTTGCACTTGCTGCTGCGCGCGGCTCTCAACGCTCTGCTGCTCCTCCGGCGTCATGTCTGTGGTACTGACAAGGCCCGGCGGCATAGTCATGCGAATGCGCTTGGCAATCTCGTCAGCTAGCGGCCAGTCCTGCGCTTCCACGTACAGGTCGGCAAACAGCGACAGCAGCTGCGGCGCTGCGTTGGCCAGGCTTGTCATACTTGCCAACGCCTCCATGCGCTTCGTCGCGAAGCCTGGGCCGGTGACAATGCTGACTGAATAGCGGCCGCTCGTGATATCGACCGAAGTGGGGTCGTTCGGGTCGTTGATCTTTTGCAGATCCTGCTTGGAGTCCTGTCCCACCACTTTGATGATTCGCGGGGTGTCATAGACCGTTGCGATAAGCTCGTTGCAGACCAGGCCGCACTGCTCAATCGCCATGTTCAGGTTGTCGTGATAGATGATCGTGCCGGTGTCACTGACGCGCTGGCGCGCCATGATCGCGGCGCCGCTGACTTCATTCGACGGCATGCCCAAGTTGGCTTCGTGAATGTTCGAAACGTCCTTGATATCCTGATTGGACATTTCGGACTGCTGCATGAAGGCGTTTTCAAGCTGCGGAGGCATGAGCCGCTCTGGCTTGTTCGCGGCGTCGTCATTCCACGTCAGCAGCGGGTCATCACTTGTAGCGGAGTCACGGAATTCCTGTTCGTGCCCGGCGATAGCTGCCTTGCCAGCGAGCCAAGTCGACTTGGGAGTCTGCATAATGCGTTCAGCAGCCACTGAGCGCCAATAGTTGTGCAGGCGCTGTGGATCCTTGAGAAAGCGAATAAGCCCCCAGCGGTATTTCTGTTCACCGTCGTTGACCTCCCAGCCTGGCACGCGAAAAACGGGGATTCGCGATATTTCAAGCTGGTAGGGGCCGGCGAGAATGTCGGTGCCTGTGCAGACATATTTTTCGGCGTATTTCTTATTCACTTCGCGCATGACCGGCGTACCGTCGTCCGGTCGCTGCGCCACGCGCGCCAGAACTTCGGTCACAACATTCTCATCTTCGCTCGCCAAATCGTCCGTAATGTCGTGAATACTGCCGTCGGTGAACATGGCCAACGTCCGCTTGCGCGTTCGCATGCGCCAGTAGTTCACTACGCGCACGTCTCCAGCCGCGAGCCAGCCATTCGCGCGCACACTGGGGCGCATGGTCATGTCAGCGGTCAGATCGGCGGCGGTAGCCCACGGCCACTGTGCTTTAAAATCTGCATTTGGCATCGTATCGACGACAAAGGCGCGCTTGGCATCCCGCCCGGTTGGGTCCGTCATCATGCGGTCCCACACCACGGCGAAGTGATCGTTGATCGCCGCAATTTTCAGCGACTGGTCAAATACGTCGTCATCGTCCCAATCAACGATAAGTTGGAAATTTCCAATGCCGCAGGAGACGGAGCCTTCAAGCGCCTTGTCATAGGCCACGCTAGCATAGCTCTGCTTCTGAATGTTCCTGATAAGGCCCTCGCGGATGCGCGCGGAAGCCTTCTGTTCGTTGTTGTCTGCCACCACTTTTATCTGGGTGTCAGATAGCCTGCGATTTCCGACAATCTGCGCCACAAACGCGACGAGACGATTCACGGTTAGGGTTGGTTTTTTCGCGGCTTCGCGTATCGCCTTGATAGCCTCGTCCCACTGCTTGCCAATGAGAAATTGAATATCCTCTGCGCCCTCAGTTCGGTTGTCAGCGTCTGCGCTCATGTCCTGCGCAAACTCGCGGCGCATGCCGGTTAAAAATTGCTCTTCACTGTCGTAATCGTCTGGAAGCTGAATATCCGGCTTCACAGTCTCGTCGGCGTCTTGTTCGTCAGCCATTGGCTTTACCCCATCCAGCCGTTTCTGCCGGCGGGAAGCGTTGCTCTGCGTTGTTGTACTGCGTTGTTGCTTGGCGCGTCAATGGCGGCAAACTGTGGCGTGGCGCCTGGGGTGTGGTAGTTGGTGAAAACCTCGTTTGTGGCGAACGTTAAAGCGAGAGAATCCGCCAAGTCTGGCGAGCGAATGCCCCGCTTTTTCATGTCTTCCTTGGATTCCAGGTAGTAGTCATTCGACGTCAGCGGCTTCATGCAGGGCGCGGTAAGATCCGTCTGCAGCGCGTCGTCGTCTGGGATACTCGCAAACAGGCCTTCCGGTTCATTCAACCAGTCGCGCGTGCGCGCCCACATTTCAGCGCGGCGATTCTTCGGGCCCGGCACCTTCGGCTTGGCCGTTTTGCACTGCGACGTCGCGCCGAAATTCACGCCGCGCACGATTTCTGCGTACTTCGGGCCCAGCGTTTTCAGATTGGTGACGATCGTCACGCCGATGTTGCCCAGGTCGATATTCACGCGCGCAGGCTGGAGCTCGTCTATCAGCGAGCGAATCCACAGCGTGCCCTCGTTGTGATCAATCTTGTTGCGGTAGCGCGTCCACTCCGCACGCATGCCACGCCGTGCCGTGATGCTGAACCGGTCGCCGCCCATGCTCGCCGGGTCGACGCCGATAATCAGCGGTCCAACGCCTTCAACCTGTCTCTTGCGGGCGCGCATGACGCTCAGCGGCTTGATAAACGGCTCTTTGCCAGCCGTGAACGTCCACGCCTCTGCGGGGCAAGCGGGATACTCGCGCTGGAACAGCTCCAGGCTGCGAAGCTCATAGATTTTGAACCGGCGCCAGGCCATTTGTGCCAGGCTCAAGTGCCAGGTATCAGCATATTCCTGTTCCGACATGGTGTCGGGGTTGGGCTGCTCTTTCTCGAGCTCAAAACCCGGCGGCGGCTCGCGCTGATATTCGTCAGTCAGCCACCAAGGCAGGAACACGCAGATGTAGTCGCCGCGGCCGGCTTCGGCCTCGAGCCAACGATTATAGAACTCGCCCGACGCGCCCGCCGACGTGCTTTCAAGGATAATTTCCGTGCCCGGCGAATTCGGAACGCCCTGCACGGACGCCGCAAAGTGGTCGTTGGCGTTGGCCCAGAAGGCGACTTCGGATCCATGAAACAGCGAAATGGTGCGCGACCGCCCGCCGGCCTTTGTGCCCGCCGTGGCCACAGTGTAGGTCGAATCCAGCAGGTCAAACACAAGCTCCTTGGCGTTTGACGCGCCCACGGACGGCGCAAGCGGGTTGTGTCGCTGATAGCGATCGACAATACCGAACAGGTTATCTGAGGCATTCTGCTCGTGCGCTAGAATGTAGACGTTCACCCCGCGCCGCGTGCTCGAGCGTTGATAGAATCGGGCCGCCGTGTAGGTTGAAATACCCTGCTGCCGTCCCTTTAGGACCAGCGCGCGCACAAATCCCGTCGCGGCCCGCTGCTCTTCAATCCGGCGGTGGAGCTCCAGCTGCGCATTGTTGAAGATGAACGGGACAATTTTCTCAGTCTTCGACCGCACCTGCAGTAATTCAGCGGAGTAGTAGGGCAGGTCACCGCGTAGGCGGATGCCGCGTGCAAGTTTGTCGTCTGTTGGCATAAGTGGCTCCGCCGGTGACACATGGGAGGGTCTGAGCGCGTTTGGGACACACTGCCCGGCGGAGCGGCACCGGGGAGACAGCCGGTGCAGTCGCTACGCTACGCCGTTGTTGCGCAGCGCGTCAACACTTTGCCTTTGTGCCGCTTTTCATAGGCATTCTGTGCCCTCCTGCCTTAATTTTCGCCAGAGCGTTATACGGTTTCGTCATTGGATTCCTCCACGGGGGTGCATGAGCCTTCAATCGTCTGTGCATCTTCGGCCGCGGTCACCTTGTCCCAGAAAGCTTCGACGCTGTTGGCGTTAAGCGTGTGGTCCATGGTGTTGGTGCGCGGCAGGCCCTTGACCCAGACCTTTTCAATGAAGGTGCCGTAGTTCTTTTCTGCCCAGTCGGTTAGGCGCTCCACGCCGCCCACGGACTCAAAGACCGTGTCAACGATCTGGCCACGCCGCTGCGCCGACATGTACGGCAGGAGCTCGTGGCCGGGTAGGGAGGTAGGCAGGGCGGGCGGTTTGGACATGGCGTCATGCTATAACACCACGCTACGTTATAGCAAGGCGCTAGAACTCACCGCGGTCGAAGCCGTGAAGCCTGCACACTTGGTCCGCCATTCTCTGAAAGCTGGCACCATGTTTCACGTCGTCTCGCACTCCGGTCAGGTATTCCCGCATGTGAATCATTTCGTGAGCCATGAAGCGCGTTAGGGTGCCTAGCTGGCGAATACAGCGCGCGCTGGCGTGGAATTCAAACCGGGGCGGCCGCGTGTGCTTGTCGTCCCAGTCATAGACGCATTTGCCGAAAGTCTTCTTTGACAGCGTTATGTGAAACGCTACCTCGTCGCTAGGTGGGAGGCGCCAAGACCTGAACGGCGGGCATGCGCGCAGGAGGTTGTACATTTCCTCCACTATGGCCGGTGTCAGGTACATGGCCAGATCCTGCTGTGTCTCACGCTCTAAGGCAGGGCCGGTGATCAAGCTTGCGCATTACGCATAACCGCATTGCCGTCACTACGCCCTGCTTTTAGAGCACCATGACCGTACTGAGTCCATGATGCCAGCGCAAGGGTTGTCAAACCGAGAACTTGTCTCCGCGAATCTTCTGAAGTGCAGCAATCCGCGTTTCGATCGCTGTGCAGCGCGCCCGGTAGCCCGGCTTGGGCCCTGACGTCGTGCTCGAGGCTTCCAAGGTCGCTTTGAGCGATGCCAGCTGCTTTTCCAGGCTGTGCAGTTCCTGCTGTTCGGCGTTGCTGAGCATGTTCATGGTGGGGTCTCCTGCTTCATGCCCGCGGGTGACACCTTCCGGCGCGTGTCAGACACCACTCTGCCATTTCTGGCGCCCACGGGCACCGCGTTACTACGTTACGGCGTCACGCCGGTCAAGAGTTTGAAAGGGGAGGGGCTGTAAGCGATCGCGGACAACTGGGCAATGTCGCCGCTCGGTTACATCGTTTCGGCGTTACTACATCGGTAGATATGTTGCAGACCTAAAAATGCTCCAGAATCTAGTGCGCCCACCATGCGGTGCGAAGCGGCCGCGCTATCGAAGGTACCCCGCCCCGGGTAAGCATCATATTCCAAGAAATAGTGAAACGAAGGGACGACGCTACTACGTTACCAAGTATCGTAGCACGCGCGGCAGGCCGGCGTTGCCGCGTATCCAAGTTACTTTGGATTGGAATGCAACCAGGCACGGCGCAAGGCCCTGATAGCGTCGTGGGCGACCAGGACGCAGCCGGCGAGCATGCCGCACGCCCACAGGGCAAGGGCAAAATCAAAGAACCAAGTACGTAGCATCGGCGTTTCCTCAGTGTGTAGCACAATGCTATTACGTTACGTGGTACGTTGTCAATGGGGAAAGCGTGGTGCAACGTTTCGTCGTCGCTGCGTGTCTCAGTACCCCGGAAGGCAGGCATACAGTGATAAATGGCCGTGCAATATAACTAAGTACGTAGTAGAAAGCACATCGTACGTATTTTGAGAAACAAACAATGCTATATATTGTATATTATGTAATAGCAGCACTATGTATCATATAATATATAGCATTCATTGTACCCTAAAGGTGAAACAGGCGCCTTGACACTATATCACGTAACGTAGTAGCGTAGTGACGTCGAAACGTGGAGACGACGTCATGACGTACCAAGCAAGCCCGCAAGCCGCTGTAATAGCTAGCTTAAAACCTTGGCCGCCGGCTGTTCCGGGTATCGTGATCGCCAAGCCTGTCGTGCACGCCGCAGCTGA